ACTGCCTGCGGCGGCTGTTGGGCGACCTCAGGCTGCGCTTCGGTTTGCTCAGGTTGGATTGGTTGCTGTGCTTCAGCTGGTGCTTGTGCCAGCTGTGGCTGGAACGGCCGAAGCGCAAACACGCTGAAAGCGGTGTCGCCTATCTGTGGGTTGTAGCCACGGTTCTCAACCATGGCGTCAACCCAGTTTTGCCATATGTTCTGCGGTAGTCCAGCGTTCCTGATAAAAGCCGTCGCAAGGTCTGCGTCCTGCTGCGCCATCTCTGCCACAGTGAATGGCACTATGTAATGCGTTTCGTTGTTGGCGCTGTAGTTCAGATGGGCAACAGCTTCCCCGAGAGCAGTGATGATGTCATGCGCACTCGTGGAAGCCGGCGTGAAGTGTTCGGCAACTTCGGCATCCCAGTTGTGCCACGCATCGCCAACAAGAGTCGTGAAGCGAGCCTCGAGCTGCTGGCGTTCTTCGTCCGACAAATTCTGGTAGAACTCGTCGTTGGCCAGAAGGCTATCCAGTCGCACTTCCTGGCCGTCTATGTTCGCTCGCAGGGCATATGCGGTGTTCTGGGCTTTTCTGGCCATTCCAACGACGCCGAGGGCAAGCACAGCCTCACGGCTGGCCGAACTGTTGCCAGGATTTTCCAGGAAGGCCTTAACCCTTTCGATGGGCTCAAGCGTTTTGCCGTCTTTGTCAGTTGTGGGCAGTACGGAGTCATATTCATCGACGAATGCTTCCATCTCGTCGGGGTAAAAGCGAAACAGGTCGTTGACGAGGCTGTTTTTGATCTGGAAGATGTTGGTCGAAGTTGTACCCCAGTCACTTTCGTTTCTTGCGATGCCCGCAAGCAAATGTGGGTTCACAAAGCGTGCGATGAGGTCAATGTTCCTGCCTTCGAACCTGTTGAGGAACCTTTGCAGGCGTTCGCTGCTGTCGATCTCACCATAATGTTCGCCGTATGTGTTCAGAAATTCGTTTGCTATATCGTAAAGCCTTGCCATGCTCTCACTCCTCTTGCTGTTCTAACACGAAGCGCTTGGCAAGTATGCGGTTGTAGATGTATTGCACAACTGCAGCGGCTTCATCCTCGGTGTAACCGAGACTTTCTGCAACGTCCAGCGCAAGACTTGTGATAGTCGTGTCGAACAGCGCAGTGCTGTTCAGGTCGAGCTGCTGGGCTATGATGTCTGCAGCTTGATCCAGCAGTATGCCACGTGCCACCGCTTCAAAGAACTGGTCGTTGCTTTCGACGACATCATCGGCAAACTGCGACCATCTGCCAGTGAACATGCGTGGCTGTTCTCCAGACAGCATGGTTACTGTCAGCGGTGCACTGCCCAACTTCGTCTTGAGCTTGGTCGAGAGCTTGCTTTTGAGGTAGTTCTTCAGCTTGGCAACGCTTGTGGTGTTGAAGATGTCACCAGGCGTGGCGAAGGTCAGCTTTTGCCCTTCGGTGATGATGTTCAAAGCGCTCACATAAACTTTTGGCAGATCGTTGTTCGCAAAGTCTTTAAGAGCATCCAGATAAAGCTTGCGCAGATCTTCCCATTGATTGGGGTCGCCACCGTACTTGCGCAAGGTGGCGCTTCGCTCGGCGATAGGCTGCAGAAAGCCACGCCAGACGATGGTGGTTTCTGGCCGCAACTTTTTCTGTTCCAGTTCTTTCTGCGCATTAAACAGAACAGGCGCAGGAAGAATATCTTGCGGCATGTTCTGGAGAGTTGTCAGCATTTGCTGTTCCATGATGGTGTTGAGACCTGCAAGGCTTGCCTGCGTCAGATCTATGCCGTACATGGCCTTCATTCGATTGTTGAAGTCGGTCACGATGTCTGACATGGTGATTTTGAGCGCCTGCCCTGTTGCCATAGCCTCCGCTGCCTGCCGACGCAATTCTTCGAGGTACGCAAGTTTTGCGTTTTCGAAGAAGCTGTCGATGGCGGCGACAATAGTGGTATCGCCAGTGAGTGCCGCTGTCTGCGTCAGCTGCTCTTTCCACACGCTAAGGGCGTTATCGATGTATTTCTCGGCCTGTGCAAGGACAGTGCTGAGGCCATTTTCCTGCGTGTTCATCGCAAGCCTTGTAAGTTCATGGAAGTCTGCTTCAGACAGCGCAGTGGCATACGGTAGCAGATCGTATGCAGTCATCTTGCCGGTCATAACCTGCGTTCGTAGGAAGCTGTAGATGTTTGGAGAACTTGTGCTTGCAAACTCAACGTCGCTGAAGGTCTCGAACTGCTTTATCAGATCCTGCTTGGTGTCTACATCAAGCGTTGGATCGCTTATGATCTGCGCTATAACGTTGGCTTTATGCCATTCAAGGAAGCGCACTTGATAGAGCGCAGGGTTTTGCACTACGTCGTCTTCGGTTGCGCCGATCTCTTGCAGGAACTGCTGGAATTCTGCGTCCTGCGAAGGATCGACTCCCTGTGTTCGCCAGAACTTTTGCTTGTAGGCGGCAACAAGAACCTGCGCCTTGGTCTGTTCTACGACCTTCTGCCGTATTTCTTCAAGCATCTTCTCCTGTTCTGCAGCTATGGCGTTGGCTTGTTCGATGGCAGCCTCACGGTACTGCTGGATCATCTGCTGAAGGTTTTTATCTGCAACCATGGACAGCGATATGCCATCGGCGTCCTTCACGTCAACGAAGTCCAGAAGCTCTGGCATGCCGTGTTTCACGGCAAATTCGCCGATGTCCTGGAGAACGTAGGAAGCCACAAGACCTCTTAGCTGCCCGTCGCTGAGGTCGTTGAACATCCCTGTGTCCCTGAGTCTGAGCGCTATCGTGTCTATTTCTGTCCTGATGGCTTTGGCGAGCATCGATGGTTCTGCCGTTCTTGCCGGCACACCAGGCAGCGGTATTTCTGGTTCTTCGGACGGTCGCTGGCCTGCGCCGGTCTGCGGCAGGTTGAAGGTGTTGAGAACAATGCCATTGGTGTAGTCCTGAACCAGCCGCTTGATTTTCGACAACTGTACGGAGCTGGCAACGAGTTTCATGCGGGTCTCAGCTGTAGCCTGCGCTGCTATCTGTTGCTGAACGTTGATGGCTGTGTTGAGCGTGTCGTCGAGCAAACCCATTGCATAGGAAGCGGCTTGTTCCTTAAGGGCTGCCCTGACCTGTTCTCGCACGTCCTCGGGCAAATCACTGCGTGCATCAACCCAGCCATCGATCTGTGCGAACAATTCTGCGAGTTTGTCCTTGTACAAGGCGTCGTAGGGCTTGCCCGTCTTATCGTCGATGTCGGCCAACGTACCGCCAATAAGCACGTGAGGTTCGATGGTGTTTTTTACGAACGCCGCAAGCGACTCGAACTCAGCGCCAAGATCTGCCATACCAAGCGCCACAGCTGTCTTGAACGTGTTTTCGCTGGCTGCGGCATTCTTTTGCTTGATGCTTTCCACAAGGCGGTTGAAGGCGTGGGTCTTCATCTGGACAGCAAGGTAATTGGCCACAGTCGAAGCCTGTGCCTTGAACGAGTCTCTGACGTCTTCTGGCAGTGTTTCGATGGCCTCTTCGACCTTTGCGAGCAGATATTCTTTGGCTTTTGTTGCGACCGTAGTCGGGTCATCGTCTTTCCAGTCAACCTCGAACAGCTTCGTGAGTTCGCCTTCGAAGTTCTTGAAATAGTTAGCAGCAACGGCCTGCACGTACAGGCGTTTGCCTTCGGGTGTTTTCAGCTTGCTGTATTCGTCAGGATCAAACGTGAGGGAATACCGCAGAATGCTATCGAGTCTTTGTTGATCTTGCTGAAGCTGTACTTCTTTGATTGTGCGCAGCGCTTCGCCCACGTTCTGCGCAAAAGCACCAAGCATGGTGAAGCCCGACGTTCTCGACCGCAAATACTCCAGCTGCCTCTGAATAGCCTGCAGGTCTGCCGAGTAGTCAATGCGGATGTCGGGCACCACGGCACTTGCAACGACTCGCAGGTCTGGCGTTGTATAGTCAAAGGACATCGTTGGCTGCACTGGCATGCGTTTGTTGAGCGCCATCTATATCATCCCCCTGCCGATTGGAAATAACTCCACGCCTGCACAGCGCTCTGCAGTGCTTGCCCAAGCATCTGCGTGCGGTATGCTGCATACTGATTGGCAAGCTGCAGCTCTTCCCACGACGTAGCCTGTTCGATGGCTTGCATCTGCAAGGCCGCTTGTTGCAGTGCGGCGTTGTACTCAGCTTCCAGCGCTTCCTTGGTCAACCCAAGTTGCTTGGCAACGTTCGCAAGATTTCTCTTGTGGACGTTGATGTCCTTGTCTGCGTCCAGCCTGGTCTGTATCTCTGCAAGGCGAGCAACACCGCCCTGCACTCCTGCGGCGTACTGCGCCACTTTGTGCAGTGCAACTTCACGCAGCATCTGGCGATATCGCTCGTACTGTTCAAGAAGACTTTGCTGGCGTGCTTGCTCAAGCTTCTGCTGTATAGCTATGTAGTTGTATCTGAAAGACACAGCGGCCTGTTTGATGTTTTCCCGCACCTGTTGCATCTGAATGGCTTTGGCCCGCGCAAGAGCAGCTTTGGCCTGCTGTTCTTCTGAGTAGCTGTTGGCAATGTTGGCTATGGACGACGCTATGCCAACAACGGCGCCGATTCCAAGCAAAAGTTCAAGCATGTCAGAACCCCCTTTCGGTTACGTCGATCACTGCAGAATAGCCGAACAGTATCCAGGGTTCCAGCACTTCCTGCGAGAATTCGATGACACCACCGCCGTTCAGTGGTTGCCGAATGCGTGCGAGGTCGTCACGGTAGGTGACGTAGTTGAAGCGATCAAGGCCTATCACCTGGCCGACGACCTTGCGCACGGCGTACGGCGTCGTGTCGTCGGGTCTTTTGTAGAAGTTGACGATGTATTCGCCGCCAAACGCAAGCGGTTCGATGGCCGACACAGAATAGCGCTTCGTGGGGATGATGTTGGAACCGTTCAGCGGTGGCACCTGGAATCTGACCTTGGCCTGCACTTTATAGCCACGGTAAACCGTGTCGACGCCGTAGTCTGCCACGACGTCGTTGTCGAGAACATAGGAAGCGCCTGTGTCAATACACAGGTACAGCGGATCACGAAACTGCACGGTAAGGTTTGTCTGTGAAATGATATCCGTGGCTTCGTCCAGCCTGTTGTAGTAGTCCCTGTAGGCAAAGAACACAGACGGCAAAGACGCATCCAGCCAGTTTGTTGGAAATTCTGCAGTCCACAGCATATGGGCATCGTTGCCATACGTTGTTGGGCACGACGGCGTTATGCCTGTGGCCGCTTGCGCCCAGTCAAGCGCAAGGAACTCGTACTCTTCGAGGTCGTTGATGATAATGCGCTTGAGCATCTCAAGGTCAATGGTTCCCACGTACAGTGTGGCGTTGTAGTATCGAGCAAAGTACAGCTTCTGGTTGGCTTCGCCCACAGGCGTTGCGCCGACTGCAAACTGCCACTTGCTGATGGGTCTGTATAGCGTTTCCCCGATAGGCGGCATGTATATGTAGTAAGCCTCCGTTCCATCGGAGTTGAACACAAGACCTGCCGGCATGCTGGGGACAGGCACAAGCCTGTTGAAGCCGGTCGGCAGTGTTTCCTGCGATATGGCTATGGCTATCGGCAGTGCATTGGCTTCACGCACGTAGAATTCCATCAGCTTGCCCTGTGCCGTCAGAAACAGCAGGGAGTTGCCAATGAGTGCTGGGCGTGTTCTTGCTATGCTGTAGGACGTCACGGGCGTTACAGCAACCGTATCGGGCGCAAAGTAGTTATTCCAGCTGATAACGTACTGTTCGTTGGCGCCGAAGACCATCAAATACCTGTCATAGGGCATGACGTAGTAGATGTCTGTTTCGAACACAAGATCTACCGGGTCTGTTGCCACAACGTTCATCGGGTCTCTTGCTACAACCTCGAATGGCTCGTCGGTTTTGCTGAAGGTTACTGCCTGCCCTCCGCAGTACACAACACGCCCCTGGTAGCTTGTAACGTCCGAAAGGCTTTTGCTGAGAACCGACGGCATAACAAGGTACTCAGCGATGTTGACGTCGTCGTTCAACAGCATCGTGTAGCCGTCGTTGATGGCATAGGTTCCCGTAAGCGAACTAACGCTACCTGCAGCAATGTTGACGAATTCGATGCCGCTCGGCGCTGTCTCTCGCTTTATGACGAAGTTGGCTCCGTTGTACTCAAACAGCTTCGTCCTGTATATCGGCGTTGGCCGTACAACACCAGGTCTGTCGACGACGTAGGTTTTGAGCCTGCCGGCGGAATCGATGAGCTCAACGGTGAACCCTGCTGTGCCGTAGGGCAGCTCTTCTTCGTTGGTAACACGCTTGAAGATCAGCTTTATCTTATCTGCGAGATTGGCAAGACTCATCGAGGCCGAGTACAGCCCGATGCCCGTGATACCGCTTATCGTGGTAGAACCAAGCGTCAGCGTGAAACTACCACCTTCTGGCGTGATGCTGTAGTCTATCGTGCCGTTGTAGGAAGCGATGGTGTTGCCGATGGTTGTGCCAATATCGATAACGCCGTTCAGAGTTAGCGTGCCGTTTGCTGAAGTGTAGTTTGGGTAAAACGTATTCATCCACGGTTCGTGCAGCACCATGGAAACCTTGTTAGTGTAGTAGTTAATCGTCTGCCACGTGTAGCCAGACGCAGAGTAAAGGCGGCTGAGCTCATTGAGCCAGCCCATCATGTCTGCGTTGAACTTGTCGAAGACGTTGTAGAACGCTTCGTTGTCGGCAAAAGTATGCCTCCAGCGAATAACATACGGCGTACCTTCAAGCGCAAAGCTAATCGAGACGTAGTCACCGCTTGTAGCTTGAAGCGTATCGAGGGAATCCGTGAGGTATCTTGTTTCGAACGCCAGCCAGTTCGCCGGCGGGTCATAGCTGGCCTCGGCCTGAACCGGCACAAGTCTGGCGCCTTCACAGACAATCATGAACTGGTTGTTGTTGAGATACAGCACTTTAGCCCACGCAGGCTTTGTGGTGCGTGCAACTGTGGCCTGCAGTGTCAGGTTAACGGCATCAGACTCGAGGCTGCGCACATGCGCCACGATGCCGTTGTTCCAGAAGATATCTGCCATACAATCGTGGCCTTCGACGGTGAGCAAATGCGAATCTATGTATTCGCCCGTTCGACTCAGGGTTTCCATCAGCCTGATCCCGGGACGTTTCGTGAGACCTTTTTCGTGCACGAAGAAATTCACGATGTCCCGGGCGCTGCCGATGGATGCCTGAAGCAACGGGCGGGTGTCTATGCCCTGATTGAGGGTAATGAACGTCGTCTTCACCCGGGCCATATTACCACCGCCACATTGCCCGCATGATCTGCGGGTTTTTGTGGACATTGTAATCGGCTGCGTTGTTCTGCTGGCGCATCATTGCAAGGTACGCTTCCTGCTCTCTCATGACAAGGGAATTGTCTGTGGTAGCGCCATATATTGCCTTGAGCATTGCGCCTTCTGCCTTAACTGTGATGTATTCCTGCGCTGTCGGTGGTAGTTCTTCGAAGTCAAGAAGTACCACCGCTTCGACTTCGACGTCCCGGTCGAACACGTAAGTCTTTTTGGTGCGGTCGTAGAGCTTGCCGTTGGAGGGCACAGCATCTATGGTGGGATCCACAGGATCAACCTGCAGATAGCTCTCGGGAATAACGATGAAGCCGTTGGCGTCTCTGGTGAGGGTAACTACGAAGGTGTTGAACCACCAGCCCTGTGCCTGGACAAAGCGGTCGATCTGCTCGAACAACTCGATGGCCGTCTGCTGTTCGTAGGTGAGGTCTTCTTCTGCGAGGCTGGTGAGCGGTTCGGCTTGCACAAGCCGCAGCATGCGATTTATGGCATCCAGCTTGGTCATTGTTTTCACCCCCAAGGGAATAAAAAAGCCCCGGCGCTGCCGGGGCTGTTGTTATCAGACTGCCAGCTACCCTCCCCCTGAAGGAGGAGGGCTTGCTCAACCCAAACGGGGAGCATTAGGCCGGCTGACATCGGCCCTTAAGAGATTTTCAAGATCAGACTATGACACTCGATGGTGTGTCGATGACCATTCCACAGGCTATGGGTTTAAGCCATCCGTGTCCGACGAGCATGGAAGCGACTATGAGGGTCGCCATCTTGTCGAGGTATTCCTGCGTTTCCACCGTGAGCCCCTTCCTCTTGAGCGTCACGACAGCGTCGTTGGTGTAGAACACACCGGCAACCTTAGCGACGTCGTCTTCCTTGTTGAACTTGCGGTAGGTCAGCGTCTGTCCGCCGATGGATGCGTTGGTTGGAATGTTGGCGTACTGAGACGCCGTGGTTCCATTGGCTTGATAGGCGGCGGGTATCTCGTGGTACTTGACGTCGGCAGAGCTTGTCGGGAAGTTGTTGGACTTCTCGATGGTGAATCCAGCGATTCTGAGGACGTTTCCTTCGGCTATGCTTCCGATACCCGGGTGCAGAGTGTTGATCAGGTCGAGGTTCTCGAACAGTATCCAGTAGTAGTCAGGCTTGAGGATGAGCCTTCTGCCGCTTTCGGGCACGTTCTTCTTGTCGAGCTCGTTTCCAAGCGTGAGAATAGCCTGATAGAGCGCTATGGCTTTGTCGGTGGCGCCACTTATGTCAGCTTCGACAATTGTCCCGCCTCTTGCGACGTCGGCTTCGATGCCAGGAACGGGTGCCACAAGGGCGCCTCTGATGATCTCGGCAGCTATAGCTTTGTCGTAGGTCTTGGACAGCGCATAGCCCATCTCAGAAGCGTATCTGGTTCTTTCGTCGGTGTGGTTGAGGAGTTCGTCGAGTCTGTGGACATAGACAGAGGAGGTGAGGATGCCGTCCAAGAAGATCTGCCTTGTTCCCCTGGCTATCCTCTGGCCGCTGAGGACGTCACCAGGGTAGTGGTAGGCGGCACCCATCTCAGCCAACAGGTTGAATTCCCATCCCTTGCCTTGATCAATGCTCTTGATCCTTGTAGCCCTTCCGAACACCAGCGCAGCCTTGAAGTTTGCAAGAATCTCAGCGCCGAACAGTACCTTGAATCTCTCAACGTTAGACCCTGTTGGGAGTTCGGCTCCGTACGTTCCAGTTCCAGTCTCGGTACCCAACCTGTTGAGGTAATCGAAGAATTCTCCAGCCATATTAGAACCCTCCTTCATCGCAGATTAGTTGGTTGCCGCATCTGGCTGGTATGTTGCAGTTGTCCATCGGCTTTGCCTCCGCAGAGGTGGCCGATGGGCTGCTCAACCGCCTTTAGCGGCTCAGAACAGCTCAGTGAAATCAAAGCCAGAGGCAAGAAGCCTCTGCTGAACTGCAGCCGTGTACTTGGGATCAACGCCGTAGCGTGGATCCCTGATGGCCTTCAGTGCGTCATCGACGGATTCGAATATCTGAAGTGATGGCATCGCCGTTTCAGTGCCTTCGACAAGGCTTGGCGTGGTGCGCATCCTTGCTCTGACTCCGTCGATAACAAGCTGTATGAGGTGGAGATCCTGCGTCATAATAGCAGCTGCATAAGCCGACGCTTCCTCTTTGCTGAGGTTGTTGTCGATGAACTGCAGGATCTTCTGGTATTCCTGCTCTCCTCCTGCATAATCCACCACACTTTTGACGAAGTTTTGCCAGTACTGAACCCTGGCGTCGAGCGCCATTTTTAGCAGCTGAGGGTCGACGCCTTTATCGAGGAGTTCCTGCGGCAGTTCGCCGCTCTGAGCATAAGCATCCACATACTGGTCGAGGGTGGCTTCCCAGTCGGCAGATTCTCCTTCACTTGCTTCGCCTTCCTGCAGTTCCTGAAGGTTGCCAAGGTTGCTCTCGAGCGCTTTATACAGCCCTTCGAGGTCATCGGTGCCTGCGATCTTCGAAAGCAAGTTAATAAGCCCTTTCTGAAGTTCTTCTGGCGTTTTGAACTTGCCCGCAAGTAGCTGTTCACTTTCTACGGGCTTTTCGCTTTCTACGGGCGTCTGCGCTTTCTCTATCACCTGTTGCAGTTCCTCGTCCGACATCGTTATGTCCAGCTCCGACGGCAGCGCTTCCTGAGATGGCATCGGCTGTGGATTCGCCGACTGGCTCTGAGTCATTTCCTCGGGCATTCTTTCGCCTCCTTAACCGTTCAATAATTTGCTTACGCATTTCCAGAATTCTCTGGTATTTGCCCATCTGCAACACCTCCCGCCGCCTGCTGCAAAGCCATGGCCGCCATCTGTTGCTGAAGCTGTGCCTGCAGCATTTCTTGCGCCACCTCTTCGTCTGTCTTAACCACCGCTGGGTCAACACCGAGAGACACCGCAAGCTGGCGCAGAACTTCCGTTGGCTTTATGTAAGCGGCAGCGTTGGGCACTATTGCGGCCGCTTGCATGAATGTCGTCAGTCTGTTGAAGTCCTCCGTTCGGCCTATGCCTGCAAAGCCAGTGATGATCTTGACTTCGATGATGTCCTTGTACCTGTCAAGAATATCGACGCCTTCCTCTTCTCGCAAGCGATTGAGAAGCAGTCTCAGAAGTGGCTTTTGCAGTTCGGCTGTCAACAGCGTATAGACGCCGCCAAGAGCAGCTTCAAGTTCCTGCGAGATCAGGCGCACTTCTTCTGCAGTAACCCTTTCTGCGTTCCTGATTGTGTTCTGAACCATAAAGAAGATCTGCGCAAGCCTCTGTTCAATCACCTGCGCCATGTTGAATATCCACTGGAAGTCTGCATACTTGTTCAGCTGTACAGCCGACACGTCGCCAGCCATACCCACAAGAACATCGCCATTCCATGCGTTCTGAATATCACGTGGGGTCAACGGCGACTGCGGGCTGACCAGCCATATAACACGTGAAGACTGTATAGCGCCGCTGACGAGCGCTTCATAAAGGCTTTCGAGGGTCTTCAGGTCGCCAAGGTATTGTTCCACAAGACCACGCCCGTAATTCTCGCCAGGCACGTGCGACCAGCGTAGGATCAGGAAAGGAAACGTCTCGATGCTGAACGTTTCTTTCTTCACAGGGATGTCTTCGATCTCCTGTGTGACGACCCATTTGTCTCCTTGGCGCTGTGCCATCGTCCACAACGTGAACTGTTCAAGGTCGTCGGGTGATGTTTGCCCTTGCGCCTTCTTTTTCTGTTCCAGAATGCGCACGAGGTTGTCGTCGAGCACGTTTCTTGCTATGCGTTCTTTGACGATGAGAAGCTTTGCGTTGCCGGCAGCATCTCTCTGCACAACGTAGTTATGCAAACGGTACGTCTTCACCGTTTTGCCCACATACAGCAGTGCGTTGCCAGTCACAATCAGGTCACGGATGGCGGTTGTGACGGCGCTGCGTAAATTGGTAGTTTCGATCAATTGCATAACCCTCTGCTCAAGCGTTGCAAGGATTTCGTCGGCAGCCGCTTTGGATATGCCGGCTCGCTTCAACAACGCCGGCGCTATGCTCAGCTTGAAAAACGGCACATTCGCCGGCATCATAACCAGCGCAAGCTTCGAAGTGAGCTGATTGACACCTCTGGCGCCAACGCTCTGGTACGGCGTGGGCAGTTTCTGGGACTCGTCCCAGTCCCGTGGTGGCAAAACTGACGGGATAGTGTACTTTGCACATTCAACTGCACGGTCTATGATAGCAGAACGGGCGGCATCCAGCCGCCCGAAGATGTCAGCTATTGCCATCGTCATCACCGCCCTTTAGCTTGTGTAGGCACTTCAGCAGGAACGCACGCACAGACAGATGCTCTATAAGTTCGTCGTGCGTACACAAAGTTGGATTTAGGATCTCGGGGTATTCCTCAAGCATCATCTCGAGGAAATCCTTGGTGTTCTCCGGCAGTCTCTTCTGTCGCCGGTATTC